GTATACTTTCGGACTCTACCATGCGTACTTCTATTTCTCCAGAACCGTCGTCAATGTTTGCAGATCTAGTCCATCTACCGTGTTCAACCAATACCCAGTCGCCTATAGTGTATTCATCGTTGTTAGATGGTCCTTTTGCATAAACTTTACCCCATCTAGGATAAATTCCTCTTGTGGTACCGTCGTCGTCGCGTATAATTAACCCTGATTTAGTTTTTTGTTCTCCAAAATACATATCAGACACCAATACTCTATTACCAATTGGTGTGAGTTTACCTTTGATAGTGTTAAATGTTAAAGACATTACTTACCTTTTTTAATAAAATCGCCAACGTCGTTTTCTTCCCAGTCGTCGATTTCGTCTGCTGAAATACCAGTAGTTCCATGAATATCAATTTTTTTGTCATTTTTAACTACGGTTTCTGATTTTAGACCAGTACTGTTGTTATAGTAATCTTTTAGAATATCTTCTTTTTTACGTACTATTTTTCCGCCCGGGCCAAGTTCGTCGCCACGTGCATTAACTTTTGCATTACCAACAGCTGGAGTTAACTCATTTCTTGAAATAAGCAAATCTAAGTCAACATTTTTTCCGTTGGCCGATTTATAAACTTTACGACCCGGTTGTTTCATTGCCATATTAGTCTCCTTTATATTATCATTATACTTATGATTTATTTTTTTTAAAAAAAACTTTTTTGATAGTTATTTTAAAAACTCATTCCAGTCAAGCTGGTATTTTAAGCTATCTATTTTGTGTACGCCAATGAGGTACAGTACATAGCTGGCAACACTTGATCCTCTGCCAACTCCCCAGACAATCTTGTTTTCACGCATAAAGTTTACAAGATAAACCATATAACGTAATAGATCATTCATACCGCGCTTGTTGAATTCTTCAAGTTCTTCGCATACTCTATGCCAGGGTATTGTTTCTTGCGCTTCGTATGCTTCATGAATACCAGTTTCCTCTTGCAGCTTGTTCATAACGTATGCACCTATATCAAGCGTTTTATATTCTTCAGGCATATACCATTCATTCTGACAGACACGATCAAATGCTGTGCGATCCACATCTAAAGATATATAGGTCTGTAACCCAGAAAATCCCTGTGCTTCCATAACTTCGTTAAATTTACTAATATCGTCAGATGGTTCGCACAGGACAACATGGCATTTGTTTATGTTGCCAGTGTAAATCATGTCTATCAGATCACGATCTGTAAATCGAGGTATACCTAGTTCGTCAGTTTTCATGAGCATATATTTATATTAACGTACTTTTATTAAACTGTCAAGCTCATCATTGCCTTGTGCAGCTTGTTTTATTTTTGCAGCCGTTCTTCTCTCATCAAGTTCGAGTTTGTATGTATCCATCAACAGTATCATTTGATGTCTTACTGACGGATTGTCAGTCATAAAATATAATGAGTTAAGTTTATAAAGCTTGGATTCTATTTGAGGGTCTGTTAATTTTGTTAAATCTTCGCCAACTGGATGCATTAACTAAAACTACCTAGATATCTTAAATAAACGTTAACACCGTTATCATAAGTAAATGCTTCTACTATTGTTGGATTTGTAATAGAAGTAACAGATACACTATCACCGGTCCAGGCACCATTGCCGTCAGTTTTTACAGTTCCGCCATTTTCTGAAATAAAAGTAACAGTTCTTGCACTGCCATCACCGGTTAAAAATACTCTAACTTGTGAGTATCCATTATTGGGCCAATTTTTAAAATTAAGAGCAATGTTGCCGGTTGCTTTAATAACAAACACACTTCCTTGATTGTAATCAAGATTTTCGTTGTCGCTGGTTCCAGTTGCGTTTGTTTCCTCAACTAACTCAACACATCCTCTAAACTCTGCGTTTATAATAGCATTATAGTCAAAGTTGTTGTCAGTGTCGACTCTAGCAACGCCGTCTTGAAGATCTGTAAGTTCAGTTTTAGCTGTGGCGAAAGCTGTTTTGATAATATTAAAATTATCTCTAAATCCTTGGCTGTCGTTGTCTTGTCCAGCAACTGGAAAATTTTCATCTATTGTGTTACTAATAATTGCACTAGTCATTTTTTAATCCTTAATTTTTATTATTTATCGTTGTTAAACGTTGAATGTATAATTTGCGAACAGAATATATTGTTCTTGACTGTTTCCAGTGGTAGAATCAATAATATATCTATCAATATCGAAGTCTAATTGGGTGAATGAAAATCCAGTAGTTAACATATAATTAAGTATATTATCTTTAATAACTTCTGCTTGTCCAACTTTACAATACACCAATGGCAATGCTAGTATGTAATCCAAATCTGCTAAGTTATCTCCTTGTGCAGTTCGCATCCACAATGGTAAAAAGTCTCTACTGGTTTTAGCAAGTCTTGAAGTACTATCATCTTCTATAACTTCAATTCCTCTAATTCGTTCTCGCATGTTGTCAATGTTTGAAATATATTTTTTACTATCCCTATTTTGTGATACTTTAACAGCATCGATATCAGCAGTTATAGTGTTGGTATTGGGCCTAAAACGCCATGGACTTTTATCGTCGTTTTTAAAAGTGTCGTTGCCTGCTTCGTAGCGAATGCTATCAGCAGTTATTTTTCCAGTTGTGTTTAGAGTATTAAAAAATGTTCTAGTTTTTCCAGTGGTTGCCTTTGCTGGATCTCTTAACTCTACATATACAATTTCGTATATGATTTCGTTTGTTCCTTCTTTTTTAGCAATTGCAGTTTTAACGTCGCCCAACAGATATCTTTTTCTTTTGTGATTTTTAGCAACAGCGCCGACAAACAGGTCTATGTTTTGTGTTTCTATACCCGAAAATACAAGACATCTTAGATCTTTTTGTATACCAAAGTTAGTATCGCTTGGTCTATAAACCAAACGAGGATCTATTACTTTTGAGTTGTCCATTAAGTTTAAAAACAATTGTCTCTGACTGGAAGATAAAAATGGTTTCATGTAAATGTTACTATAAGTTAAGTTATCAGCATCACTTATAACTAGCGTAAATTCTCTACTAACAGCACTGAATCCAAATCTATCGCGAACCAGTACAGTAAAATTATAAACTCTATCCATGGTTGTAGTCGCGCCATCAAACGTTGTGTTACCCGAGTCAAAGAAAGTCAATCCAGGTGTGCTGGCGGTTCCGTTTATTGGAACTTTTCCAACAATCTCGCCGTCGTTTTTTAAAGCCAGTCCGTAAGGAAGTTTACCAGAAACCAAATTATAAATCAATACAGCGTTGGGTACACTGGTTTCGGCTTTAACAAAAAGTGTACTAATTCTGTTAGCATTTAGAGTTCCTAGATCTGCGTCAGTTATCCAATTGATAATACTATCAACTTCACCTAGTAATTTGATAGTAAATGTTTTTTTCTTTGATGCAATTTCCACTTCGGCTCTAGGAAATGTAATGCTGAAAAATCCGCCAGTGTACGTTCCAAAACTTATTTGAACACCAGCTGCATAAGATCTCGACAATGGAATTTCTAACTGTATTCTTTCATAGTAATCCATCTCAGTGAGAATTATTGGAGAACTGTCAGCTGTGTGAAATAAACTTTTGATAAAGTTGGTATTTCTGTTTTCAGCTGTAGCAGGCAGTACCAATGTTAATTCAACAACTCCGTGTATGTTTGAAACACTGGATACATATGCAGGTTGTTCTGCAGAACCTAATAAAGATTCTAATGTTTCATCAATAGTTCCAACTAGAGGTCCAGTTATACTTGTAACTAGTTCTATGCCAACTGTACTATCGTCAAGATACACTTTGTATTCTATATAAGGATATATTGATGTAATTAAATAGTATTCTGAATCGGAATAACGTATTTGTTTTCCTACATAGAATTTCTTATCTTGCTCCAACATTGTGTTTGCAAAAATATAATCTTGACTGGTTGTAGCAGATTTTTTAACTGTAATCGGTGTTGCTACTGGTGTTGGTTGCAATGCAGACGAAAGTTCAATTTCGTCCCAAAACTCGCTGTCTCCAAAAACATTTTTAACTGTATAATATCGTTGTTCAACAGGTATTTCTCTTCCAATTAACGACTGCAAGTCATCAATACCGTCTTGTGTTCCTCTTGGAAGTTTTGCTATTCTAATTCTAGTATTTCCGCTGAGTACTTCGGCGTTGTAAGTTCCAAATACTTTTACAAATCCTTCGCCTATATCAAACCTATCTGCTCTAATTGTAAATCTATAATCTTTTGTAACAGCAGGTTGATAAGGAACGATTCCTGCTACTTCTCCTGTTTCAGAGTCCAATGCTACTCCTGGAGGGAATCTACTCTCTGATTCAGGATTTATAACTTCAAAATCTAGTACACTGGTTGTTTGGTAATTTGTTTTAGGAAAGTAAGGCAATACACCGCCGATTTCGTAACTGCCGTTTTCAATAATTTCTCCTGTGGATTTTAATCGATAAATTCCAGGATTGACTGGCTCTTGAAAGAAAAGTATATCGCCTTCTAACGTATATGTATCTAACACGTCTAAGTATATTGTAATGTAATTGTTTGCACGTTTGATTCCTAAATCCGAAGGTGTTAGCCACAGCGGAACTCTTGAATAAGTGTTGTCAGAAGTAAATACTCCATCTGCTGCTTTCATTATAGTATTATCAGCTCTTAGGAAGTCGTCGCTAACCACATATATAGAAAACTTTCTTTTTGCAAATGAAACGTTATCGGATACAGTTACTATAAATTCGTATGTTCTGTTTAGTTTTTTAGGAGCTCTAGTAGGAACGCTATAATCATAAACTTTGGTATCATAGTAATATGTATCTAATCCACTGTCACTAACAATTCCAAAGTCGAAAGGAAATAGTCCATATTGACCCACATCGTATCCGCCGGAAGCAGCATTTACATCCAGTGCTAATATAGGATCAACAATTCCAGTTATACGACCATCCTTGGTCAATTTAATGCCAGGCGGCAATTCTCCCTCGCCTTCGGCAATATAATATTCCAACGTATCGCCGGCTGGCAAATCGGTATCGCTTGCTAAAAGTTGATAATTTATTAAACTGTTGTCAAGAATAAAAAGTGCTTCGTTGGAGCCTACTGGCAATTTTCCTTCGGCAGTAATCCACTGAGGATTATCTGGTCCTTGCACAGTCATAACAAATGTTCTATCTAATACAGCACTGCCAAGGTTTGCTCTAACTACAAAGGTAAATGTTGTATCACGGCTAACTTCTAAAATGGTACCTCTGATTTTGTTCTGATCCAAACGCAATCCTGGAGGCAGCGAACCGCTTATAATAGAAGTACTTAGATTTTGTACAGTTGAAACGGGCAACGGTATATCAATGGTATTTCTTTCTTCGAATGTGCCAAAGTTATAATTGTTGTTTTCGGTCCAAGTAGGGTAATTTTCTATGTATATAGAAAAAGTTCGATCTAATACTCCAGCAGCGTTTGATGCTCTAACAACAAATGTACGTAATGTTATTTCATTTACAGGAAATGGCGATCCTGTAATTATATTATTTTCTAAAATCAATCCTGGTGGTAATGATCCAGTAATAACCGAAGTAGTTGCACTTACTGCTGGGTCTAGCGGCAGAGGTAGATAAACTATTGCATTTTCTGGGATTCTTGCAAGAGTTGTATTGGTTGGTGCCGTCCATTGTGGTAACATGTTATCTCCTTATACAATGCTACCAAAATCAACATCTCCTGGCGCTGGCGCTGCAATTGTACCAAAATCTATTCCTGTTTGTAATATTACCCAATCCAAGATACTTTCTATTGGTTGTTCTAGTTCACCGAGGTCAAATCCGCTGATGTATCTACCAAGTCTGTTTTGATAATTAACACCGCCGATTGTGGTTGTTAATAAATTGGTTGCATTAACAGTGGTAGCAGTCAATGTGTTGATACCAGTGATATTTCTATTATTACCTACTAAGTTTCCGCCGAGCTCCGGTGTAGTATCTTGTAACAAACTTCCAGTGATTGTAATGGTTTTTGTATTTTCATTTGCCGATACTGTGATGGCATCAGCACCTAAAATGTTGTAGTTTATGCCAGCCCCGGTAATTATGCTACCGGAGTTTGTAACAACAGTAGAACGACTGTCTGGCATAGTATTATCAACAACAATTGTATTGGCTAACTGAGTTAGTTGTATGTTAGTGCCTGCAACAAGTCTTCTAAAGTAAAGTGTATTATTGGTTGTAGTCGAATAAACTTCTGCGCCGGAAGATCCTAGGTTGCTTCCGACTTGTTCTGCAATACCGTCTAGAAGTTGAAAATTTTGATTTATTTTAATAAAGGCTTCTCTTAAATCGTCGCCAGTACCGTCATTTGCTGCATTACCTACATTGATATTTTGAATAGCCATTTTGATCTCCGTTTTATATATTTAGTGTAAGTCAACCCAACCTGCTGTACTATCGCCAGTGTCTGCTACATATCCTTGAAACTTGCCTGTAGTTGAGTTGTAAATTAACATTCCAAATTGAGGAGTTAGATTGTCCAATTGGGTTTGTGTATATATTACAGGTCCGAGATAAACTTCATTAAAGTTTTGATTTATTTTTGTAAAGGCTGTGCGTAACGGATCGCCGTCGCCTTTGTTTGCACTGGTACCTATGTTTATAGTTTGTTTTGTCATTATACTCTTCCTACTACTACTTCAACAATGCCTCTGCTGTCGTCTAGTTTTTCAGCAACTGCTTTACCGATAATTGTTCCAACACGTGGATCATTGTCAACTATACCGTATCCAGCTATTGCACTGGTCACAATCAAGTCACCTTTTTGTACACGTCCAATTACTTTGCAAGGTACTCTACCTTGTAGTGCAATTCCTATAACATGTTCGCCTTCTAAAGCACTGTTCATCAAGTGTGCTGGATTAGTTGTAACGACACCGGCTACTCTTCGATCGCCTTTTGCATTGGTTACAGTAACTTCTTGCTTGCCGCCAAATATCAACACAGTGCCTGGCTCATACTTGCTGTCTCCTAAATAGTTTTCTGCTAAGTCAGCATACAGTGCTTCTGTAGCAGTACCGTTAAATGTGGTTGCATAAACAGTGTTCCAGCGGTTTCCACTTGCACCCAACTGTTGACCACTGTCAGTTGGACTGTTTGCACCTGGCACAATATTGCCAGTAATTGTCATGTTTGTTTTAACATTAAACGACGGTGCGCCGGTTGTAGTTGTTATATCTAAGATATCAACCGGCGTGCCTGCATTGTCTCTAATAGTTAGTGCATCTGCCAGGTTTGTGGGTAATATAATTTCGTTAACTGTAGTTGCACCACTGTACGTAATTTTGTTCAAACCAGTAATTAACCCAGCTGTAAATCCAAGTGTATTGGTAGTAGGTGTCCACGTAAAACCGCTGTCTGTAAATGTTGACAAGTTACCCGACTGACTGGCAACAAAAGTAACAAAGTTGGGTGCAGCATCAGTGTTTTTTGCTGTAATTGCTGTTGTAGTTGCAACTGTTGCACTTGATGCATTACCGCTCAGCGATGCTGTAATAGTGCTGGGCAATCCTACAGTAAATACGCCGGCAGCGTAAGCTACTTCTACTTCGTTGGCTGTGCCTTGAACTGTTAGACTTCCTCCCAAGGATATTGCACTGGTTGTAGTACCATCGCCAAAAGTTATAGAACTATTGGAAAGTTTGTTGTTGGCAATTGACCCAGCTAGCATTGTATTTGTGATACCACTGGTTCCAACAGTTACCCATCCGTCGGTTGATGTAAACACACTGCTGTTAAAACTGGCAAGCCCTAGGTCTGCTTGTGTAATAGCAGTAGCGTTTGCTCTAGTGGTTGCAGCAGTCATGCTCAGTTTACGTTGCTGTATAGCAGCATTTAGATTTACATCAGCATCTACTATTACTCCGGATGCAATAGCAGCTCTCAATTCGTTGGCTGCATAACTAAATGTTACATCAGTAGTAGCAGAATCGGTATCAAACGGAATGTTGACCCACTTGTTGGTAGCACCAGCTACATAAGCAAGCACTTGGCCTTCCAGCGGAGTAGCAATTGCAACATCCTCTAGTTCACTCAATTCGTTGGTTGCATCAACGTAATCTTTGTTAACTGCGTCAGTTCCGCTTGTTGGAGTTGCAAGGTTTGTAATCTTGTTAGAACCTAGGTTCAAGTTTCCAGTTAGTGTGCTACCACCATCCAGTCTAACAGCACCACCTCCGATTATTTCTCCTGATGGTAGACTTGTTCCGCTGCGATTCCATCCAAGACGTCTGTTTATATAGCCTTCTGTGGCAGTTTCTGTTGGGACTGCATTTCCTTTTGCATCTGTAAAGCTGTCGACTGGAGAAAATTCAGTAACACGAACCCCACTTTTGAAACCGATACCGTCGATGTTGGTTAATACTAGAGAAGCATTGAAAGTAACAGATCCTGTACCTTGGTCAACTGTGAAGAAGCGTCCTACACGGAAAAAACCGTCTTGGTCTGTGCTGGCAAAGAAACAGCGACCTTTTAATCGTTCTTGTACTTGTGCTTTACTGCTAGTACCGTTTTCGTCAACTGCTTCTTCGTCTGTAACCCAGTCAACAGTAGGTTCGCCATAAATTTTGTTTGGATAATTGCTGCTGTTGAATCCACCTGTACCGATATACAAGAAATCGTGACTGGTTGCACGGCATGTGGAAATTTCTACAGTAACACTTGCAGTTTCGTCCTGTCTTAATACAGCTTTGAAAGAGTTTGTACTACCGATTGTGTTATCTGCTCTAAATGCAAGACCACTAACATGTGCATCGTTAATACTATATAAATCAACGAATTTGATTACAGCATATGCACCACTGGAATCTAACTCATATTCAGTAATTCTATGAGTTACACCAGCCCATGTAAATATCATGTTTCCGTTGTTAATTCTATTTACATCTACGGCATCCAGTAATTCTATAGCAACCATGGTATC